TAGAATCCTACTTTGATTAAATAAAAGATTAAAAAATCAATCTACGAGAAAAATCTATTTACACAAAAAATTTGACAGTTTCAAAAAATTTAGCATAGTAATTTTAAAAATTATATAAAAACATAATTGTTTTTGGATTATTTACAATAATGGGTTATAATAATACCGTTATGGAGTGTTGGCAGAGTGGTAATGCACCGGACTCGAAATCCGGCGAACCAAGTTTTCCTTGGCGCGCAGGTTCAAATCCTGTACACTCCTTAAAAGCCCTCTTGGATTGTCTAAGAATCCTTATATAACAGGCTTTTGAGAAATGATTGAGCTATTTTGACCGAAAAATGACCGAATAAAGTCATTTAAAGTTAAAATAGCTTATTTATTTCTGCACGTGCTTTTTCTCTTCCCTCCGTGGTTGAGTGAGTATAAACATCAAGTGTCAAGTCTACTTTAGTATGCCCTAAAATATGCTGCACGTCTTTAGGATTAACACCAGCTTGGTTAAGTAGAGTAGCAAAAGTATGACGCAAACCATGTATAGTTATTTGTTTAAGATCAGGAGCTTTAGCATATACGGCTTTAATCCATTGATCCGGCTTGCTAGGTCTCAAAAAATCGTTTTTAGCAGTGTGAAATAATTTATCTGATAAATCGTGTCTATAGTGCTTTAACTTACATGCCAACTGGTCATCAAGTGGGACATAGCGCTTTTTATTGCCCTTAGGCAACTGGGTTATATACTCACCGTTCTCACCATAGGCGGTTGTACGTTGTACATAGATCCGTTTTTTATCAAATTGAATATCTTTCCATTCAAGGCCTAAAGCCTCGCATTTACGCATACCGGTTGCGGCAAGAATCGAGAAATAAATGTAAATGCGTTCATCACATTTTTTAGCGGCATTAAGAAAGTCATGAACCTGTTCTGCTGTATAGAAGTTATGTGCGGTATCACGTCTCTTTTTAACGCTCGTTTTTTTGGGCAATAGAGAAGCTCTCGCAGGATTGCGATTAAGCAGATTAATGTCTATAGCATACTCAAAAATACGTCTCATATACCAAAATGGCATCTTGTAGTTAACAAATTTTGTTGAGAGTTCCAAAAAATAGTCAGCAATTTCAGCGGTTGTAATTTGATCTATATACTGATCGCCAAACCGATCTTTTAGATGCGCTCTATAAAGTGTCTCAGTTTTCCAAAGAGTAGACGGCTTAACATCTTTACGATAAAAGGATAACCATTTGGTATAAAGCTGATCGAATGTAATCTGTTTTTCCTTTACGAAGTCTTGTGCGTCTTCTGCCGCCATTTTCTTATAAACGGCGTTAGCCTCCTCGTAACTATCAAATCCACGCCGGGTTGTTTCTACTTTTTTGCCGCCTTTCATTCCTAGGTAGAGCTTAAACATGTACTTCTTTTTACCGCTTTTAAGAGTATATGACTTAATTGCAGTATTTTTTCTTCTAGGCATTGTTTTCACCTCCTTTCAATAAAACTAACGTTCTTTTAAAGTGCTAAATATAAGCTCACCCTCAACAGGGTGGGCTTTTTGTTTTAACTGTTATCAGTTTCAGGTTTCCATTTTTCAATTAATGGTCTGATCTTAGTTCTCCAATCTTTTTTAGTTACGTAATAATCATTATTTAGGACATTCAAAGAACATAGTTTGCAGAACTGTTTCCAGGTAAATTTATATGCAAAATGTTCATCCTTCATGGATCCATCTAGTAAGCCTTGATCAATCCATTCATATTTTTCATAACCTTCAAACCAAGAAAAGTTGTCTTTTAAAATGCAGTATCTGTATGACTTGCCAACAGTCCAACCCCAATCAACACCACGGTGTCTAACCCATGCAGTATCACCAGGGTGTAAAACATAGGCTTTAGTATATCTGTTATAGCAAGCGTATTTTCCAGGGTGAACCTTGTAAACCTGCATGGGTCTTAAGGCAACCACTTTATTAAATTTGCGACTATATTTGGTATATGTCTTTTGTGAAACAGCATTAACAGTAGGGGCTGCAATTGAGCCAATAGTACCAGTTAACATCACACCAATACTAATCAATGCTAATTTCTTTAATAACGTCTTCTTCATATAAAAGAACTCCTTATATCATTATGCAATTAATTCTAGTAAGTAATAACACTCTTTAGGTATTCCAAAACATTTTGCAAATTTATACCAAGTATCAAAATAGATTTCATTTTCCACACAATATTTTTGCAGCAGTTTTATAGCAAACATGTTTTCACTCGCTTCACCTTTATTAGCTGTTAAATCACTTATATGGTAGAAACAAGCATTTTCATGTAAAACATGTCCTATTTCATGTGCTAACAGAAAGGGAATTTGAGCCGGATAGATCCACTTAGCATTCATTATTATTAGTCTTCCTGGCTCGTTGTAGCTGATAGGAGGTGCAAAAGGTGGCAGCTTATCAGTAAATTCAACCCCGATTTTGTGGTCAAATACTGCGCAGTTCATTAAAAAAGCCATTAGTTTGTCATAGTTTTCACGTGTTTCTAGTGACACTGCTTTAATATCTATATCACTCATAGTAGCCTACCTCTTATTTAACATTTCAGGATGGCGCTTGAAGTAACTTTCAGCTAAATCAGCATAGGTTTCTTTCAATTCATCTGGAATCTTACCACCATAAGGCATACCCAAATCAGCCCATGTTAGAGCGGAATCTTTGGACTTAGGTTTTCTTCCTAACAATTCATCCACAGATTTATCAAAGAAATCAGCTATATTAGATAAAGTCTCATAGCTTGGTTCTCGCTTATCAGTTTCATACATTCCCAAAGTACTTGTGCCTATACCTAATTTATCTGCTAATTGGGCTTGCGATAAACCACGCTTTTTTCGCAAAGCAGAAATATTTTGACCTAAAGTAGTCACTGTTGTTGCCTCCTAAATACCACTATTTGTAATAATGTTATCACTAATAGTGATATTTAAAACAAAATATCACAAATAGTGTTGACATATCACGAAATGTGATATAAGATATAATCACAGATCGCGATAAGGAGGCGAAGCAATGAACAAAAAGTTAATTAAGTTACGAATTGATCGTGGCTTAAATCAAAAAGAAGCAGCTAAAAAAATTGGTATTAGTCAATCAATGCTATCTTCCTTGGAACAAGGAATTAGGTCAGGAAGTGATGCAACTAAGATTAAAATAGCCAATTTCTATGGCACCTCAGTTGAATATATTTTTTTTGCGAATACAATCGCGTATCGTGATAATAGATAGAAAGAAGGACAAAAATGAATAGCAATTTACAATTATTTGATTTTGAAGGCAATCAAGTTAGAACTTTAGAGATCAAAAATGAACCGTGGTTTATTGGTAAAGATGTTGCTGAAATTCTTGGCTACAAAAAAGCACGCAACGCTATTGCTCAGCACGTTGACGATGAAGATAAAAAGGAGGCCCCAATTCAGGGCACCCCTGGTGGAACTCAATCAATGACGATCATCAATGAGTCAGGTTTATATAGCTTAATTCTTTCAAGCAAGATGCCAAACGCAAAGAAATTCAAGCATTGGGTGACTTCGAAAGTTTTACCAGCTATTCGTAAGCATGGTGCTTATATGACTGATGCAAAAGCATTCGATGTAGTACACAACAAAAATGGCTTAGCTGATTTACTTCAACAAGCGGCAGATCAATTGAAGCAAAAAGACATTCAAATTGAAGAAATGAAACCAAAAGCATTATTTGCTGATTCAGTTGCAACAAGCAATTCAACCATTCTAATTGGTGAACTTGCCAAGATTATTCGCGGAAACGGCATTGACATTGGAGCAACCAGATTGTTCCGCTGGATGCGTGAGCATGGCTACCTAATCAATCGGAGGGGCAGTGATTGGAATATGCCAACACAGAGAGCGATGGATTTAGGTCTTTTCAAAATAAAAGAGACAACCATCAATCACGCAAATGGCACTACTTCAATTAGTAAAACACCGAAAGTAACTGGCAAAGGTCAGCAGTACTTCGTTAACAAGTTCTTGAAAGAGCGAAGCTTAGTTAAAGAGTAGGTGAGTATTATGAGCGACCTGCAAGAGGCAATTTACCAAATAGTCGTTAAGGAAGTAGCAAGAACTGAACCAAAGCGTAAAGAAAACTTCTTGGATAAAAAAGATGCTGAAAAGCTGATTAAGAAGTACACAAGAAAATATGTGTTCCAGGAGTATCTAACTGCTAGTGATGCGGCGGCTGTACTAGGTATGAGTCTTACAACTTTTTGGAGATTTAGGCAAAAATATCCTGTACCCGTCCATGTAATTGACGGAACTATTAAGCGCTATAAAAGGTCAGAACTTATTGAGTTCATTGAAAAACACAGTGTTAAGGGGTGTGCATGATGCAAGATGAAGATTTAGGAAAAACAAAATTAGATCACGTACTTAGTTATATAGCAATTGGAGCGATGGAGTTCCTGGAATTTACATCAATCCTGTTTCTGCCTTTGTTGGCAGTTCAACAAACGGTGTTATACGGGGTAAACCACCCGGATCAAGTTTTAACACTGTTAATTGTCTTAATGCTGATCATTTCAGCATATGCAGTGAAGTTAATTAAAGATTGGAGAAGAAAGTGAAGCTATGGAATCAATTTATCAACCACGTGTGGGCAGTAGACGAACAGATAAGTATGAAGATGTCAAACAAAATCTTATTAGCTGTAGCAATGCTATCTATTTTGCTATTAGCCCTTTTAACCGGATTTCAGCCAATGCAAAAAGTATTTTAGGCATAAAAAAAGCCAGCTGCGCTAACAACTGGCAAAAATAAATTTTTCAAAACAACTAAGGAGATTATAACCCAAAAATGGACACTTATAAACTAAATTATTTAAACGCAACCGTAGGCATGTTTGGCGATTTTAGTAATTTTAAAGATGTAATTGATTACGTCTTTGAAATTAATACGTATAAAAAAGCTTTGGATATTTTCGACTGTGATGATATTCAGGATTTATCAGAAACTGTAACGAACGATCAAGGTATGTTTGACGATGAAAAAGCAAGACAACTTTGTATAGATTGCTTAGACGGTGAAGACCTTGATGATGAAGACCCCGAAGCAGAATGGGGCGATGAGATGTACTGTAGAGCCGCCGGAAAGTAGGTAGTAACTATGTATGATGCACAAAAATGGTTGGATCAGATTATTGAAGATATTCCTAGTATTCGCCAAGAAATGCTAGAGGACTGCCATAGACAAAAGACCTACGGCAAAGCCAAACAGTATGCTAGACAGTTTAAGATTGATTTTGGTGCCAATTACCAAGGAACAGCCGAAGAACAAGCACAGGCGCTGTTTAACACACTTATCGAAGACACGGTAACACAGCTCAATCGGGAATCTGACAAAGGAGAGATCAAACATGACAGAAGCTAAAAAGGAAAAAGAGAAAAAAGTAAAAGTTCCTATTTTAACTCAGATTCAAAACGAGCTTAAAGCGCCAAAGAACCAATGGAACGACTTTGGCCACTATAAGTATCGTAATGCAGAAGACATCGAATCGGCATTGAAGCCATTGCTTGCTAAGTACGGCGCACAGCTTACATTTGATGAGGAATATAGAGAAGTAGGCGGCAGAATTTACGCCGTTGAGATTGCTACTTATAAAGATTCTGAGCAGGAAGTAACTGTTAAGGGCTGGGCTAGAGAAGCTGAGCATAAAAAAGGTATGGACGAGAGCCAAATCAGTGGATCAACCAGTTCATACGCTATCAAGTATGCCTTAGGCAAGTTGTTTTTGATTGACGATACCAAAGATGCTGACAGTCAAAAACCTGAAACCGCACAGAAATCCAAAAAGAAACCAACAAAAAGCGAGTTGATAACTGTAGCAAAAGAAAGAAGAGCCCAATATGGTGGCGGTAAAGAGCTAGTAACCGATATTGTAGGGCTTGAAATGGACGGCGATATGCAAGCAAGGATTTTCTTAAATAGCTGGTGTGCTAAGAATCCTAAAAATCAAGCTCTATATACCTTTATAAAGAAAAATAATCTTGCTACACATGGCATGAAAGTAGGTGCTTAGATATGGACAAAGAATTTACAGGAGCTAGGTATTTCTTAAATATTCCGGCTGAGGTAGCCCATGACCCCAGAATAAAGAGAGATAAAGCCATTTTATTGTTTGGAGAAATCTATTCAATGTTGAATGTTACTGGTGCTTTTTACATGAGCAATAAAGAAATGGCTAAGAGGTTGAGATGTAAAACTGTTAAGCCAGTAAAAGAAGCACTAAATGAACTTGAATCATTGGATTACATCAAAAGAGAAATTATTAAAGACGAAAAAACTGGTGCTGTTATTGGTAGAAAAATAACCTCAACTTGGAAACCACAAATGACAGAGGTAACCAAGGGGAGGATACAAGAAGAACCAAACCCCAGTTACGATGATAACCACCCCCTAGTTACTACGAGAACCGAGGGTGGGGTATCAGAAGAACCACAAATAGAACATATTAATAGAACAATTAATAGAACAACTAATAAATATAATCCGGCTGACGCCGAACACCCTATACCCTATGAAGAAATAGTGGATTATCTCAATCTGAAAACAGATGCTAACTATAAACCCACTGCTAAGCCAACTCAACGACTAATCAGAGCTAGATGGAATGAAGGCTATAGACTTGATGACTTTAAGAAAGTAGTGGACAACAAGGCATTTGAGTGGCAGGGCGATTCAAAAATGTGGAAGTATATGCGTCCCACAACACTCTTTGGCTCCAAGTTTGACGACTACCTAAATGCTAATAATTTAGATAAATCTCGTAAAAAGCCAACAACCGGCGGATACGAAGAGCTGTTAAACGGCAAAAAAATACAAGATATTCCAGACGATGAGCTACCGTTTTAGAGGTGATTAAATGCAAGGATTATCAGGCATTAGAGTGCTAACTAAAAAAGAAAAAGCAGTGTGCCCTATACATAACGTTCACTTAGTTTCAGTTGGAAAAGTAAAACCATTTTGTCCTAAGTGCGTAGCAGAGGATATTGAAAAAGAAAAAAGGAAGATGATTGATGACTTCAAAGTTGACAACGTTAAAGGCGTTTTAAAGCGTGACAGTTTAGTTGATATGAAGAGTGAGTATGATTGCACATTTGATACTTTTAAAGCCCAGCAAGGCACCAAAGAAGCCGAATTGAAGCACCGTGCAAAGATGATTGCATATGAGGCAATTGAGAGACCAGATAAACCAATACACGCAATCTTTTATGGAACTCCAGGCGAAGGAAAGACCCACCTTGCTATGTCCATTCTTAATGCCGTCAATGAAAATGCTAATCCGCCACAAAAATGCTTGTTTATTGATATTAACGAGCTAATTAACCGGATTTATAGCAGTTTTAAGAACACCAATCAATTGTGGAATAAGGACTACGCAATCAAGAAACTAAGAAGTGTAGATCTGCTTGTATTGGACGACATAGGGAGTGAGTCATCTATGAAGTCTGACACGTCAGAAGCCAGCAATTTTATACAAGAGATTCTGAAAAAAGTGTTAGACGGACAGAAAAGACTAATCATTACAACCAATCTTACGTCTCGTCAACTGTCGCAAGTGTATAACCCTAAAATTGTGTCTCGTATGTTTGCTCACAGCAAGGGCTATGCGATTGATTTTTCCGGTGTTAAGGATAAGAGGTACTAATGATGGCAAAAGGAGAACAAAGATGAAATTTTATTTAAGTAGCGCTAAAGAGTGTGAACCATACTATGATTTAAAAAACAATAATTTGATGCAGAAATACTTGCGAGAAATTAAAAAAGAAGCTGGTGTTGAAGTTACTTTTGAAAAAGCTACAACATTTGGGAGCTACCAGCATATTGTTATTGATATACCTAGCATGAAAGCATTAGTGCAAATTATGAAAGCAATTGACGAGGACTTAGTTATTGAGCAAGAGTTTATTGATGAAGACAACAAATATCCAATCATTTGTATCTATGATGACTACCTCGAATAAGGAGTTTATCCGCCGGCGCATGATTTCAGTTAGAAAAACGCTGGTTGGATTGCTACAGAAAATGGCACGGAGACTTATAAAACATAAACAATGGAGGCTTAAACATGATTAACCGAGTAGTATTGGCAGGTAGACCAACTAAAAATCTTGAACTTAGAAGTACAAAGTCAGGTGCAAACGTGTGTTCATTTACGTTGGCTGTTGACAGAAATTTTAAAAATAAAACTGGAGAACGAGAAGCAGATTTTATTAGCTGCATTGCGTGGCAAAAGACCGCAGAAGTTATGAGTAAATACGTTAAAAAGGGCTCTGTTATTGGAGTAGACGGAAGAATCCAGACCAGAAGCTATGACAACCGAGATGGTCAACGAGTTTACGTCACCGAAGTTATTGTTGAAGACTTTTCATTTTTAAGTGGGGCAGATAAAGATAGTCAAGTAAGCAAGAATAATCAGCTATTCAATCAAAGCAACGATCCGTTTGATTCAAGTGAACCGACAGGTATTGCAGATGATGATTTACCATTTTAAAAATAAAGGAGCATAAAGATGAGCAGTTATAAAGGCATGGTGCAAGCACATGAGATTGGAATCGAAATTGCAGACATGTTAGAAAAGTACGGCATGAATAGTGAAGAAGGCGAGATGCTAATTAGTGAGATTAAAAAAGCTTTTGATAACTATAACGACACATATGTAAGTTTTGAATAGGAGCATAAACATGAAAAACAGGATTAAAGAATTAAGACTTAAAAACCATTTAACTTTAAGGCGATTAGGTAAAGAACTAGATATGTATGACAGTCGAATCAGTCAATATGAAACAGGTAAGCGCCAACCAAATATTGAAACGTGGCAAAAATTGGCTGATTACTTCAATGTGTCAGTGCCATATTTACAAGGATTCATAAACATCAATATACCTAATAATTTCAAATTTAATTCTAAAAAAGATGCAATTGATTGCATTGAAAAGATCATGAAAGCTTTAGACATCAGCAAAGAAGACTTAGAAAAGAGCATTAAAGATGAAAAACAGGATTAAAGAATTACGCCAAAAAAATAACCTAACTCTAAAAGAATTAGGTCAAAAAGTTGGGATGGCAAATAATACTTTGAGTCAATATGAAACAGGTAAGCGTGAGCCCAAACTTGAAACATTGAAGAAACTAGCAGATTACTTTGATGTGCCAGTTCCTTATTTACAAGGCTATACAGTTTATACATGTGACAGTTGTGGCAGGTACTTTATGCCAGAGCCTAATGCAAGACGTAAAGACATTGCATGTTGCCCTTACTGCTTTAGCCTTCACTTTGATGAAGACAACTTACAAAAATAGAGGCGTTAAAGATGAAAAACAGGATTAAAGAATTAAGACACAAAAAGCACCTAAAGGAATGAAATACAATGAAACGAAGAATTAGAAAGAAAAAGATAAAGCAGGAAATCGCTTATATTGATTTCCTAATTAGTCGTAACAAGCAAAAGTCAAAAGAACATACAAAAGATATAAGCCTTAAGTGTCTTGCTATAAGATTTGCTAGTGTCCTTAGTATTTTAGGACTTAGCTTTCATAAAGCAATCTTAATTAAACAGTTAAAGCGAGGCAATTATTAATGAAAATCATTGATAAAAGGAGGATCAAAATGTTGCAGAAGGGTGATAAATTCAGGGATATTGACGGTACTGTGTTTGAAGTTCTCGGTACTGCAGACGATATTTATAATTACTTTTTCATCGCAAATTTAACGACAAAAATCATTACTAAGATGTTGCCAAAAAATGCAGAAATGTTTGTTAAGGATATGGAGAAATTTAATTAATGAAGTTTTGGATTTTAATATTATTGGCAAGTGTTTGGACAATATCAACCAGCAACTATGAACAAGATCACAATTTTGTTAATGCTTTTAATGCAGTTGTGTGTTGTCTAGCATTAGTGGGATATATAGTTGCAATTCTATTTATTAAGTGAGTAAGTAGGTGCAAATATGGAACGTAAGGATGTAAATGAATTTTTAAAAAAAGATTTTTGGGGCTATATGTACGATGGCGGCATCCACCCTGGGAAACTGACTGGGGCTAGTTTTGATTTGGCACCATCTGGGCATAGCAATATCAACACAACCGAAAAGTCTTATGTGGAAATATTAAGCAAAGCGGAACGTGCAGAATATTTAGCACTAACCATTTTAAGAGCAATCAAAGAGTGTACAAACTTAACATATCACGGCAAGCATAGAGCCATCCTTGAAGCTTATTACATCGAAAATCTAAATAATTCACAAGTACGGCTGAAAGTTGGCATGACTGATGCTGAATATAAGCCAGCTAAAAAAGCTGCACTAATAGAATTTATTAAGCGCTATGATTACTGGCGTGAAGCTCGTGATTGCCCTGAACTGCCGGAGCTTTTCTACCCTCAAAAAACCAAAAAGCACCCAAAAGCAATCGAAAAGTAGCCTATTTTTAACCTGAAAAGCTACCAAAAACGCCCCACTATTAACCCACAAAAGCAGGTATATTATTAGTGTCGAAAATTTAGAGAGCACGAGCACTAAGCTTTCGACATTGTGATACCAAGTGATACTAGTTTTTTTCATTAATTAAACCTCCTTCAAAAACAAAAATGAATAGTTAGAAGCATGAAAGCCCGTGAGGTAAAGGACACATGTGTATGTGGTGCTGGTTCAAGTCCAACCGTGCTTCATAGGATCTCAAGTTGGGAGCCACGAATTTAAATAATTTATTTTGTCTGAATTGTTTGAACTGCTCTTCTTACTAAGACTTAGCGGTGCGATTCCACTAAGTCTTATAGCTTGCGATGACCCGGCTAGTTTTTAAGAGTTCTATTGTGGAGTGCGTCAGGGACTTGCTACCATTGATTATTATTATTTTTTATGTGACACATGTATGAATGCTATTGTCCGGTAGCAATGCAAGTTTCGATACTTGCAGCACTCTTAGAGCGGGTGGAAACTGCTCAGTGCTAGTTTGGAGCATGTTACATTTATCTCTTTTTTATTATTGATTAAGCTTAAAATGTCGTAACAAGGTAATATATATCTGTCCATGTTGGACGCATGCGAGGTTCGATTCCTCAACTAGCATTAGGGAGGAAACCTAAGCGTAAGAGATTAGTAATTAGTAAAGCACTGTAAGGTGCTTTTTTTGTTGGTGAAAATTATGTATAAAACAAAGAAATTCGGTGTTGTGAGTTGTAGGGAAGAAAACAAGATACTTGCTGAACTCGAACATTATTACGACAAAAAGACTAAAAATAAAAAGTAAAAGCAAAAGATTAAAAAAACAGCATTTCTAAGGTGGTGGTGATATGGTTTGAAGAAAAAAGAACGAGTTAAGAAACTGAACAAGAGACATAAGTGTTTCTGTGACGAATATTTAAAAGACTTCAACGCCACTCGTGCTTACAAGGCAATTTATCCAACTGTCAAAGATGAAACGGCTGCTATGAATGGGGGCAAGCTACTTAGAAATGCCGAGGTATCAAGCTATTTGAGTGAAAAGCTCAAAAAGACGGAAATTAAGTCCATAGCGAGCTTAAATGATATACTGCGTGAAATTACCGCTGTTGCAATGAGAAAGCCCAGAAAGACTATTTTTAAGCAATACGACAATACTAAAAAAGACAAAAGTGGCACGCCAAAAATTGTTTGTGATAAAACGACCGTTTCACAGCCTTCCGATAAAGCACAGCTAAAAGCTTTAGAGTTGCTGGCTAGATATTACAACGTATTTATGAATGTTGAAGACCCTGAATTGACAAAAGCCAAGACAGATAAGGCCAAAGCAGAGGCTAAGATGGCCCAATTACAAGTTAAGGAAATTCAAAATGACAGCCCAGGCAACCGCACCGTTATTGTTGATGATATTTCAAAGTTAAAGGAGTTGAGAGATCACGAAAGCAGTACAACTAAGCAAGGAGATTAACCCACACTTTTATGATATGTGGACTACTGACAAGCCTTATATTGTGTGCAAGGGTGGACGTGGTTCTTTTAAGTCCAGTGTTATATCACTCAAATTAGTAACGATGATGATGAGATATATTTCACAAGGCAAGCAAGTTAATGTTATTGCTATTCGTGAGAACCAGCAGTATTTAAGAGACTCCGTTTATAATCAGATTCTTTGGGCTATGAGTATTCTAGGCGTTGAAAACGAGTTCCGCACCCGTGTTAGTCCTATGGTTATTCAGCACATTAGAACCGGCAGCACTTTTTATTTTTACGGTGCTAACGACCCTATGAAATTGAAGTCAAACATCGTTGGAAACGTTATTGCTGTATGGCTAGAAGAGTTTGCAAACTTAAAAAATGTTGATGTATTTGATCAATCAGTGCCGACATTTATCCGGCAGAAACCCGATTTTGCAGACCAAGTAAAAATCTATATTAGTTACAATCCGCCACGTAATCCTTATGCGTGGGTAAATGAGTGGGTAACTCAAAAAGAAACGGATCCCGACTACTTTATTGACTCATCAACTTATTTAGATGATGAATTGGGCTTTACAACCAAACAGCAGTTAGACCTGATCGAGAAGTACAAGCAGAACGATCCTGACTATTACAGGTGGCTGTACCTAGGTGAAGCGGTCGGGCTTGGCACGCAAGTCTATAACATGGATCTGTTTAAGGTTGTGGATAATATTCCGAGCGATGAATACATCACTGACATCTTTTATGGCATGGATACTGGTTTTATGGTTTCAGCTACGGCTTGTGTAGCGTGTGCTTTTACCAACAAATACAATGTTTATGTTTTAGATACGTTTTACTATGACCCAACTAAGTACGAGCGTAAACTGTCAGCGTCAGAACAAGCAGAACGAGTACACGACTTCATTACTCAAATTACTAATAGATATGGTGTCGTTCCTTGTAATGAGACCATTGATTCTGCTGATGGTGGTATTTATACGCAGTATTGGCAAATGTACAACGTTCAATGGTCTAAGGTGCGTAAACTAGGTGAGGCTGAAATGATTGACCGTGTGCAAGATTTAGCTGCACAAGGTCGCTTGCATGTTTTAAAGACGCCAGGCAATCAGATATTTTTAGATGAGCACAAAAAGTATCAGTGGGATCCAGCAACCGTTAATAGTGATCACCCTAGAGTTATCAAGGAATATGACCACAGTTGTGATGCCCTAAAATACAGTGTGCTTGATAATGAGCAATTGCTTGGTTTAGCAGTATAAGGCGGTGATTGAATGAGCTTTATGCGAAAGTTAAAGCGTCTTATGCACAAAGGAGGTGTGAAGTTAGGTTTGATTAAGGCAAACAGTTTAAGAGCCATTACAGATGATCCACGTATTAAAGTGCCAGCGGAAGAGTACGACCGTATTCGGACAACTAAGCGGTATTATCAAGATAACTTGCCTAAAGTCGAGTATTGGACTATCAGCGGTCAAAAAAAGAGAACACTCAATTCAATTAATATGATTAAACAGGTTAGTCAGCAGATGGCTACGCTTATGTTTAACGAACAGTGTTCTATCAAGGTCAATGATCAGGCATTACAAAGCCAATTAGATGAAATCCTAAAGAATAATAATTTTTATTTAGACGCTGAAATGAACTTAGACCCGTGGATTGCATTTGGCGCTGGTGCTGTACGTCCTTATGTGCAACACGATCAAATCAAATTGAGTTGGGCTAACGCTTTAGATGTTTACCCGTTAGAAGCAAACACAACTAACGTTGACCAAATTGCATTATCAAGACGTATTCAAAAGGCCGAAAATGATACAGCAGTTTACTACACGCTGTTAGAGTTCCACGAGTGGGGTAACTATCAGCAAGACGATCAAGGCAATCTATACCGCCCTTATACGATCACAAATGAGCTTTACCGCTCTACTGATCCAAACATAGTCGGCGATCAAGTACCGCTAGATTCAATTGATGAGTATGCTGATCTGCAAGAACAGACCGTGTTTCAGCACCTCAAAAAGTCCCTATTTGCGTTCTATCGTAATCCAGGAGCCAATAATAAAAACCTTGTTAGTCCATTAGGCATGGGTATCTGTGATAATTGCAGAGCAACCTTAGATGACATTAACAGGGTGCATGATGGATTTGCGTGGGACGTTAAAACCGGTTATAGGCGTGTTACAGTTCCAAGATCATGGCTACGCAGACAATCAAATATGAACGGCAAGCCAGTTCCAGAAGATGCGCAGATGTATTGGGATCCAGAAGATGCGGTATTTGTGCCGATTAATGCAAGAACAGACGATACGTCAGCATTCAAGGATCTAGCTATTGAAATTAGAGTAGACCAGTATCAAGGCGCTATGGACTTCTTTTTGAAGGAACTTGAAAATGAATTGCACCTCAGTGAAGGCACGTTCACGACTACTCCACAAGGTGTGCAGACAGCAACCGAAGTAGTAACTAACAATTCAAAGACTTATCAAACACGGTCTAGCTATTTAACTATGTTTGAGAAGACTATTGATCAGTTAGTATATGCGATAGCGGAATTACTTGCTACTCCTGAACTGTGGTCAGACGGCAAGCCACGTTGGAACGGTGATATTGACAGCCTTGTTATTACACCGGACTTCAATGATGGCGTTTTTGTTGACCAAGAAGCAAAACGAGCAAGCGACTTACAAGCCGTTCAAGCCGGTATTTTGCCAAAGAAACAGTTTTTAATCAGGAATTACAATCTAAGCGAGCAAGAAGCTGATGAATGGCTAAAGCAAGTGCAAGATGAGCTTTCACCAACCGAGCCAGATCAAGAAATGAGCATGTTTCCGAGTGAAGGTGGTGGAGTAAGTGAACAAGGAGATAAGCCAAGCGCAGATGCTGCAACAAGCGGACAAACTCGCTGATTACTACGCCCACACCGAGCAAGAAATGTTTTATATCTTGATTGATGTGTTCAAACAGACAAGGCCTGAACTAATGAATGCTGAAAAAGACCCAACCAAAATAATGGAATGGCGTTTAAAAGCGTTGTCCCAACTTGGTGGGCTAACTGATAAGGTAATTAACCTGATCAGTCGCAACAGTGGCTATTCCAAGAAGGCTATTTATGAATTGATTGAGGAAAATGGTCTTAAAGTTACAAAGCAATTCAATCGTGAGCTTGCTAAAACTCTAAAAAAGCCGTTTAACGGCGTTTCTGCAAAGAGTGAGGCAATTATCCATAGTTATGTGGAGCAAACGTTTAGAGGGATAAATAATTACGTTAATCAAACGCTGGTAACTCGCAACTATGGCAAAAATGCAGCTGCTAAAACTTACCAAGAGATCATTAATAAGACCGTTCTTGATGTCAGTTTAGGGCATAAGACACCACAACGGGCATTGATGGACAATATTTATGCGTGGCGTGATAAGGGCATGAGTTCAGCATTGATTGATAAAGCAGGGCACCATTGGAGCCTTGAAGGATATACCAGAATGGTGGTTCAAAGCACGACTTCAAGGGTGTACAACGATTTAAGAGTTAACTCAATGCAAGAATTTGACTCTGTACTATGCACTATGAGTAGTCACCCAGCCGCACGTCCAGCATGTGCACCAATTCAAGGTCATATTGTTTGCATTGTGCCAAAATCTGATCCTAGATGTGATAACTCATACCCAAACATCTACGATCATGGTTATGGTACGCCAGCAGGGACACAGGGTAGACGTTAATGCCCTGTATAAACATTGTGAACCCTTAGCTTAGGGGTGTTTTATCGGTATTAATTGTTCACATAAAATGATATAATTAATATTGATAAAGCTAACGGGAAAAGCCTAATAGGTTAATCCCGTGCCAAGTTTAAGAGGTTTTCAACGATGAGCAAAAATATTGGAATTTATATAATTATTAATAATTTGAATAATAAGGTTTATATTGGTCAGTCAACTAATATTCATCAAAGATTTATAGATCACTTTAAATCAAGTGCTATTAATCAAAGACCTTATTTATTGCACAAAGATATAGCTAAATATGGAAAAGAAAATTTCAGCAAAAAAGTTTTACAATATTGCGATAAGCGAGACCTAGATATTTTTGAAAAAAAGTGGATTATGGAATATAGGTCTCATGGTGAACAAATGTATAACGTCATTGATGGCGCCCCCACCAATGCAAAAAATATGGCTGAAATGAAAAGAAAACAGTTTTCTAGAATGAACAAAAGAAATTGGCAAGATGCTGAATATCGGAAAAAACATTCTAGATTATCTAGTGAACTTCAAAAAAGAAGATTAAAAAATCCAGAATATTTAGCTAAGAAAACTGAGGAGCTTAAGCAGTACACTGATTCATTAAAGAAATTAATAGGTCAATATGATATGAATGGCAAATTAATTAAAACTTTTGAGGGTGTACGAGAAGCCAGTCGGGCTACAGGTATTAGTTCCGGTCAAATCAGTTCTGTAGCTTTACACAAAAAATACAGAAAAAGTGCAGGCGGTTATCGTTGGGAATTTATTAAAAAGGTGTAGAGACTATCGAAAGAGTAGTAATCGAGTAGAGTAGGCTGGAAGATAAGCTACCAGTCGAAGCGCAATGCAAGGCGAAAGCCTTAGATGATATAGTCCGACACTTACAGCAATGTAAGATTACATAAAAGATTAATTGCAGCCACATGCTTGTACCTTATATCAAAGGCGTGTCTCACAATTATTTTGAAAAATACGATCCTAAAGAAGCCGTAGCTAAAATGAAGATCCAGGAAAAACAACGGTATTTAGAGCGTGGAGTGAGAAAAAACAAACGCAAGCTTCAACTAGCTAAGCGTGCCGGTGATGCTGACGGCATTAGCAAATATTCCGCCGGTGTTCGTGGTTATCAGGATAAATTAAGAAAGATTGTTAAGGAACACGATTTCTTAGCAAGGCAATATTCAAGAGAACAAATAGCGGATAAAAAATAATAAATCGACCCTAGCAAGTCGTTAAAAGGCTTATTTTTTATACTCTGAACGAGGCCGTCCCTCGTAAGAATTAACGTTAGGAGAATTAATATGGAAAGAGAATTTTTGGAGAAACAAGGCTTAAATGCTGATCAAATTAGCACAGTCATGGCGCAATATGGCAAGGATATTAATGGCATTAAGTCCGATTATGAAGCTAAGGTATCCGATTTAAGCGGTAAAGTTGAAAGCTTGACCGGTCAAGTAAACGAAAGAGACAAGCAAATTAAAGAACTTGGTAATACTGCTAAAGATAATGCAGATTGGAAGGCCAAGTTTGATGAAGCGCAAAAAACTATCGCTGAAAAAGACAAAGAAATGCAAGCTCAAATCTTAGCTCAAAAGAAGGACTTTACCATTCAACAAGCCCTAACCAAAGCCGGCGCTTATAACAATAAAGCTGTTATGGCGATCATGGACATGGATAAAATCTCTGTTGATGATAAAGGCAATATTTTAAACGTTGATGATGCTATTAAGGCGGCACAAGATGCGTTTCCCCAAGGATTTAAAGTCCAAGAAAAGAAAGAAGCAAAACCAGCTCCGAACATTGTTCCAACTGGCAATGCTACTTCCGAAACTGTTGAAAAGAAACCTTCTGAAATGACTTTGCAAGAACAAAACGATTTGTACCGCAAAGACCCACAAAGATGGTCTCAATTATTTGATAAATAAGGAGTTTTTAAATGGTCGAAACACATTTGAAAGATATGATTATTCCTGAAGTCTTTAATAATTATGTTCGTAACAACTCATTAAAGACCAACAACTTAATTAATTCAGGTATTGTACAAACCGATGACTGGCTAGGCAGTAAATTAACTGATGCTGGTAACAAAATTAACATTCCGTATATCAATGACTTAAACGGTACCCCAAACAACTGGACTGATACTGATGATATTCCTGTTGACAGTTTGACTTCAGGCTTGCAATTAGGTATGAAGTTCTATCAAAACAAAGCATTTGGCCAAACTGAACTTTCAACCCTTATGACTGGCGCACCGATTTCAGATCAAATTGCTTCACGTTATGCTAACTTTTGGAATACTTCAGATCAAGTTATGTTACTTGCTGTATTAAAAGGTATGTTCCAAGAAGATACTATTGCTAACTCAAAAGTATTGGATTTAACTGTTCAATCACCAACTGATGCAGAATTTTCAGCAAAAGGCTTTGTTGCAGCACTTTCATTAATTGGTGATAAGCCTGAAAATATGCTTTCATCAATTGCCGTTAACTCAACTACTTATGCAATGATGAAGTCTCAAAACTTGATTGATACTATTCGTCCTTCAGATGGTGGTCAACCAATTAATGTCTACAATGGTAAGCAAGTTGTAATTGATGATGATATTCCTACAGACACTTCAGGCAAAGATGCAACTTCAGTGGCTTACTTATTTGGTACTGGTGCTATTCGTTATTCAACTCAAATGTTTGGTACTAATGTTGTAGAGGAGCCATTGAAGCAAGGTGGTCGTGAATCAATTGTACAAAAGCGTATTGGCTGTATTCACCCACTTGGTATGTCAATTGATCCAAACTTCCAACCAGCAAATCCAAACTTCCCAACACCAGACGACTTTGCAAAGAAAGAAGCTTGGACTATGCCTAAGGACGTTGATGTTCAATACGTTCACTTAGTTCAATACAAGTTCAAGCTTGATCCATTCTTCGTATTGAAACAAAAATCTCAAAACGCTGTAAATTCAGCTAAGAGCGCTGGCACTGTTAAGTAAGGAGTTGTTTTAAATGCTACTTAGTTTTGCCGATTATCAAAAAATGGGTGGTACTTTGTTAGAGCCAGACTTTGAAAAACTGGAATCTGATGCGGAAGACGTGATTAATCCTTTGATCAACTTCTTTTATCTGCATAAAGATATTGATACGGACATGGACAAAGAAAGAGTATGGTTGGTGCAAAAAGCTATCACATTACAGATTGACTTTACAAGCCGTTTAGGTAGCTCTACACCTGATGAAATGGCCAAAAACGATGTTAAAAGTGTCAACGTTGACGGAACAAGCGTTTCAACGGGCCTGTCACCACTAAGCTTTACTCAGCATGGTGTATATACTGTTGCTCTTGATTATCTTTACCAGTCAGGATTGCTATTTAGAGGTGTTCGTCATGCTGAAACCACCTAAATCTATGTTTCCAAACTCAATTACTTTGATTAAGCTCATTCCTAAAAGAGATGATCCTTATAACGATGATTACGAAGAAGTTCGTACTTACATCAGCGGCGTTAGATTTGATTTAAGGACGATTTACAGCGGTAGCAATAATGATAGGCAGATCGTGGCAAATGCTACGGTTATTTTTATGCCTCCGTACACTAATCCTTGGATTGAATTAGATGATTCATATATTGGTTCTAAAATCATTTTTAATGGCAAAGAATACACGATTACAAAGGTTAATCGTGATATAGAGCCTTTTAATGGCAATATTTATCAGTATAAAGTGAGTGTTATCTAATGGGTGTCGATGTACATATTGATTTAAGCGGCGTAAAGAAAAAATTAAGTCAGCAAGCTCTAATTAGAGGGCGCAAAGCTATGGCTAACGATGCACTTGCTGCAATGGATAAGTGGGTGCCCTATTTAGAGGGCAATTTGAGTACTAAAGTAGCAATATCAGCAGATGGTTCCGCTCTTTGGTACACAATGCCGTATGCTAAAGCGCAGTTTTATGGCTTAGTTGGCCCAAAGCCGGGCTATCCGGTACACCACTATACAACTGCAACTCACCCGTTAGCCTCGAAACGTTGGGACTTAAAACTTAAAGGCAGTAAAGAAGATATGGAAAAGGTCAAGAGTGCATTTATCAAAGGAATTGAATGGAATGCTAGCTAGACAACCGATTAATGACTTGCAAGAAACGATTGTTAATCTAATTAATGCTCACATCAAAGAAAAAGATTTTACTTATAACAAGGACTTAATTTTTATTAAGTTTTTGGATAAGTACGATCAAATTTGCTTTACACCGAGCCCCGGTTCTCACCTCATAGAAGAGGATTACAGCGGCGAACAGTATTGGCAGTATAATTATGCCTTTACTGTTAAAACACAGCATAGAGGGGACGCTAAGAACAAATTATTTGAATTGAGTGAGTATCTTAGATCACTTAACAAGTTAAAAGAAAAATTAATCAGTAAGGAGCATACTTGGGTTTTTGATCATGTTGAAATCCCGAGTGCACCTGCTGAGGTTATGGAAGATTTGAAAGGTACAGCTACGTATAACATGGACGTGGCTGTTTTTGTTTATGAATAAGGAGAGAATTTAAATGGCTGATACAGCACAAACTAAAGATATGCCAGGTACAGAAACTAATCAGGGCGGTTTCCCTGAAAACTTTGTTAATAAGCTTTTTATTGATACTAATCCAGTCTTAGATAGCGCTGGCGATGTTGATTTAAACGATGTCACGAACGGTAAGTGGGCTTGGGTAGCTTCTGGTATTAACACCCAAACACCAAGCGCAAACGAAACATCAACTAATGAGGCTTACTATGATGGTGGCGGCTTCACTGAAACTGACGTTACCGGTAAACAAATTCAAATTACTGTTTCAGGTAACCGCAAGGTAGGCGATCCAGCGCAAGACTACGTGGAAGGCTTGTTCTTCAAGTTCGGTACTGCTGTTAAGACACGTGTTATCTGGATTAAGAACAGCACACCTATTATTTCAGCATGTACTATCTCAAACATTGTTCCTGCTGGTGGTGCTGCAAACGCAAAGCAAACTTTCAGCTTCAACGTATCATTTGACGGCCGTCCAAAAATCTTTAACGGTCAATTAACGTTAACTGCTACTTCAACTAAGAAAGTTTACAGTGCAAGTGTTGATACTAATCAGCAACCTTCTGATGGTACAGAATCAATGCCAGCAGTTATTAAAGAAACTGTATCATCAGGTTTAGGCCACTAGTTTAGGAGGATTTTATGAGTTTAATTAGATTAGACGGATTCAAAGACTACAGCAATGAACGTGAAATCAAGCTACCAGGTATTGATAAGACTTGGAAAGTTAAGTTTGACGATCAATACCGTGTACAATCAGGTTTAATTGCTAGTGAAGTGGACAAGCTTTATCGTGAACAATCGTCATCAAACTATGAAGATGAATTGCTTAAACTGACACAAGCAGAACGTAAGAAGCGACTTACTGCTGATCTTAACAAGTTTAAGAAGACTTGTGTTGATGGCTTAAGTACTCTCTTACAAGACGACAAAGCCGGTGAAGAAATTTATGAAGCAAAGGGTGATTCAACCGAAATTTGCGCTCAAATCATCGGTAAGCTCAACGATATTTGTGAAAAGGTTCTTGACGTCACTAAACAAAAAGAAGAGGACGGCAAGGCTTCAAAGTACGACACAGAAAGATAGTGATTAAAAATGCTAAGTCTTACTCATAGCCCTGTAACGCAATTTACGTATAAGGACAAAATTTATGATATTGACCTAGCATTTGACACTGTTTTGCTTTATCTGCAACTGCAAGAAGATCAAGATATTAAGCCAGAAACCAAATGGCTTCAATCTTTAAAGCTGTTTTTTGGTAAGCAAGAATTGCCAAGTGATCCTAATTTTTATCTAAAGTCTTTTGAACTCATTCAAAAAGTAATTACTGATACGCCCTACGGCGTAAAAGATCAAGAAGAAAGAGGCGTAGAAGCAACCAAACAATTTGACTATGTCAGAGATGCGGGGGCTATCTACGCTTCTTTTTTTGATCAGTATGGAATTGATTTAAATAAGGAACGTGGAAAGATGCACTGGGAAATTTTTAAGGCTCTACTTGACGGTCTGGGCCCTAATACATACTTTCAACGCATTCTTGCTATTAGACGTGAAGATAGTAGCAAAATTGAGGATCCAACAGCTAAGCAAGAATTGCTTGATGCCCAAAATTATTACGCCGTTGATGGATCAAAAACAGAAGCAGAATTGCAAGCGCAAACTCTTAATAGCAGTGGTTTGTCTGGATTGTTTGATTCCTTGCTAGGTTCAGCACAGAAAGGAGGTAACTAATGTCTGACGGTACAATTAAAATTGATATTGATATTCCTGTTAATAAGGTGAAGAGCGACTCACATGCGGTTAATGAAGAACTGGAACGTATCGGTAAAAATGCCGGTAAGGATATGGATAGCTCTTTTAAAAAGAATGCTGAAAGGGTGAAGCATGAAGCTAAATCAACCGGTGAAAGCATTGATAAAAGTATTGGTAGGGAGCATAAAACCAAAATCAAGGTTGACAGTTCCGAGGCCAAAACTAAAATCAATGAAACTAAGCATGACTTAGATAAAATGCCAAAAAAGCATGAAATCGAAGTTGATGCCGAGGTTTCTGGATTCAATCGTAAGCTTGATGAAGCCAAGCGCAAGACAAACGAACTGCCAAAAAAGCATAATACTGATATTAACGCTACCGACCACACCGGTGGCGCTTTTGCTAGAATCAAAAGTCATTTTGACAAGGTCAATGAAGCAGGCAAAAAGACTCACAGTTTGTTTGGTACTATCTTTTCAGCAAATATGATTTCAAATGCTGCTACAGGTGCTTTTGGTGCTGTTAAAAATGCACTTGGCGGAATGTATCAATCCGCTAAGCAGTATGCCCTAGAACAGCAAACCATGAACGCCACTTGGCTTACCTTGACTAACTCCGCTTCAAAAGGGCGTGCGATGGTCGATCAGATCAATCATATGGCTGTTGCAGCTCAAAACAGTACCCACATGGTCGATCAGTTATCTCAAAAGTTTTATGCGATTAATAACAATGCTAAACAAACTGGTCAATTAACTAAATCTATTCTTACTTTGCAAGATGCGTTTGGTCAAACTGATGCGGCTGTTGAAAACTTTGGTACTCAGTTTAGCCAAATGATGGCCAACGGCAAAGTATCAGCACAAGACATGATGTCTATCGTGAATACATTCCCTAAGTTACGCCATATGTTGCTGGATTATGAACGGCAGATTCACCATAACAGCCATATGACTATGCAAGAAATGAACAAGATGATGTCTGACGGGAAAATTAAGTCTCAGGACATGATCAATGTCGTTCTTGAAGCTGGTAAGAAGTTCAATAAAGCAACCGGCAACTTTACAAAAACTATTCCTGGTATGGCACGTGTTGTTAAATCTCAAATGCCGGTTTTACTTGGTGCATTTACTAAGCCATTTGCAAAAATGGAAAGTCCTATCTATGCGGCAGTTGCTAAGTGGGTAAGTAGCAAAAAGACCAACAAGGAATTTCAAAATCTTGGTAAGACGGTTTCAACCGGCATGAATAATGTTATGAAGGCATTTTCTGGCGGTAAAGCAGTAGATGTTACTAAAGCCCTTGATAATGCTATTAATGGCATTAATAGGGGCTTAAAGGGCGTCTTTGGCTGGATTAGTGGACATGCTAAAGACCTTAAAACTATTGCTTCAAGCATTGCAAGTATTGGTGGTCAGCTAGCAAAAGCAGTTTGGAAAGATTTTGCTTCAATTATCACTACTATTGGCAATATGTTTGGTCTTACTGCGAAAAATGGTAAAAAGTCTGGTGGTGCCGTTCATGTTTTAGCAGAAGCATTGAATTGGTTGGCTAAACAAAAGTGGGCTATTCATGCAATTGCAGCTTCAATAGTCACAATCGCCACCGTTAAGTCTTTGGATCATGTTGCTGGCGGTCTTTTTTCTATCGGTGACAAACTTAAATTCCTTGTAAAAGGGATGCAAGGAATAAAGGACATTAAGGACTTAAGTGATGCTGAACAAAGCTTTTTAAAGTTGGGTAATAGAATTAGAAAAACTGGTTCCATTGCTAAAAGTGTATTTGGTGCAATTGGTAAGCTAGGCAAAGGTGCCTGGAATGGTATCAAATTCGCTACTAAATCCTTTGTTAAGTCATTTACTGCACAGCTCAAAATAATTGGCAAAGGCATTAAGGGACTAGGAAGTATTGCATGGAACGCTGCTAAATCCGTAGGAAGTAAGTTCCTTGAAGCCGGTAGGTTCTTGGGCTCAAAGATAGCTCAAGGACTTAATGCAAGCATGAAATTCGGCATGGGCAAGCGTCTAGCTGTTGGTGCTTTAGCTGGTGCGGCTGTTGCTGCACCTGAAGTAATTAATGCGGTTAAAGACCGCCACTCTGCCACCAAACGTTCACAAGATATAGGTGGTGCTGTGGGTGCATTAGCAGGTGGCACTCTTACATCTATGATCCCGATTTTCGGCCCAATGCTTGCTCCAGTTGGTGCAATTATTGGTAAGTATGCTGGCCGTTGGGGCGGTGAAGCCGTCAATAAATTTACAAAAGGCTGGCAACGCAATAAACCACCTAAAAAGTTCTGGAGTTTAGAAAATCTTGGCTGGTCGGCTCATTCAATGTGGAATGGCTTTACTAGGTCAGTTGGCAAAACGATTAAGTGGTTCAAGAAGAACTGGAAAGAAGTCGGTCTTTACTTTATTAGCCCACTCGCCGGCGCTATCAATTCGCTTTATAAGCACAATGAAAAGTTTCATAAATGGGTTGACGGCTTAGTTAAAGGATTTAAAAACGCTTGGAAAGGTGTTGTTAAGTGGTTCTCTAACTTAGGCAAGAAAATTCAAAAATCATGGCATGGAATGGTCAAATGGTTTAAGACTTTGGGTGAAAACATGGCCAAAGGGCTTAAATCAGCATGGCATTCTGTTGCTAAATGGTTTAGTGGTATAGCCGAAGGCATTAGAAAAGCATGGCATAGCATGACTAGCTGGTTTACTAAGTTAGGGCATGAAATGTCTAAAGGCTTAGAAGCTACCTGGCACAACGTTGTTAAATTCTTTAGTGGCATCGTTAAAGGCGTCAAAGGTGTTTGGTATGGCATAACCGATTGGTTTGGCAAACTTGGTTCTAATGCTGTTAAGGGCTTCAAGTCTGCATGGAATGGCATTAAATCTTGGTTTAAAGGCATCATTGACGGTATTAAGTCGGCGTGGGACGGCTTCTGGGATAAGGTCAGTGGGCCTTTCAAGTTTTTAGGCAAGGCTTTCTCTGGTAAAGCTAAAATCGGTAGCATACACTTCGCTAATGGTACTGATTGGCAAAATCGGTGGGGCGTTCCTGCTATCTTGAACGATGGTAACGATAGCCCACAAACTAACAATCGTGAAAGCCTGATCTATCCTGACGGTACGTGGGAACTGCTGCCGAATAAGCGCAATTTAAAGCGTTTGTTGCCTTTTGGCACTGATGTAGTCAATGCACGGGACACGGCTGGCTTACTCAAGAGTTTTAAGCATTTTGCTGACGGTACTCTTAGTCTTGAAGACTTAAACGTTTCTAAATCGCAAGAAAACGTGCTTAAACAGCTCTTTAAAGTAAGTTCTAAGCAATTACAAGTGACCGTGGATGAAGCCCGTAGAAAGCGTGATAGAGACCGCAAACAAGCACAGCGTCAAGAGGCTAAAGACCATAAGAGCAAGAAATCCAAGTCTCTTAAAATCACTATTGATAATAAGAGACACAAGGGAAGTGTTCTTGCCGACAAAGGCTTACTAAATGGTTCTCTCAAGGAAACAGGACATGCAACTTGGATAAATGAAAAGTTATTAAAAAGAATAATGTCCTATACCAAGGCTAAGCCTATCAAGGTAAGAAAGAACAGTCGGATTAGATACCGTGCTATTCCTACTAGACGTAATTCTAAAGGTCAATATTTAGTTGATAGTAAATGGTTAACCGGTGCTAAGAAAGATACTGGAAAATTTGAAGCACTAACTAGAGACGCTTATTTGAAGCTACTGCAATTTACTAAGGCGGAACGTAAATATAAGCTACCTAAAAAGAGGCGTGAAACTAATCATATACGTTCAACTGCTCATAGACGTTCAACTCGCAGATATTCAACCGGTAGTAGCATTTCTAGGATTGCAACACATGTTTCAGCAAGCGTTAGTGGCACTAAGATTGTTAATGCACTTGCTAATGCTGTTAAATCAATCAAAGGCAAGCACAATATAACTATTAAAGCTAAAGCAAGTGGTAGAAAGTCTATCAATAAATTAGCTAAAGCTGTTAAGAAAGTGGCTGGTAAGCACAAAGTTACGATCAAGACAAAAGGCCTAGGATCGCTTGAATCTTTGCGTAAAGCTGTTAAAAAGATTAAAGGCTCAACTCATAGAGTCAAGGTTGAAACTAGCGGTACTGACGGATTAAAGAAACTAAGAAGTGCTATTTCAAGTGTTGCTAGTGAATCTGAGAAAGCTACAAAGTCTATCAAGGGTAAAGGCAACTTTGCCGAGGCATTTGCAAGTTTAACCAAGTCAACTGATAAATCATTAAGTAAACTACGCTCTAATGCTGAAAAAGACTTCAAGAGCATGTGGAGCAATCTTAAAAATAGCACTTCAAGTGGCACTGGTAAGATTAATGATGTTGTTAGAAGTTTTGATAGCAAATTTCAGAAGCAATGGCACTCTTTAACCGATGGAACAGAAAACATCTTTAATAAATTCTGGAAGTCCATGAAGTCAACGGCCCGTTCAGGTCTCAATGACGTTATCGGTGTACTTAATTCAGCTATCAGCAAGATTGATAATGTTATTAATCAGTTTGGCGGATCTAAGAACGCTGTGCACCGTGTGGCTAGATTGGCAACTGGTACTGGTGCTTTAGGTGGTGTAAGAAGACCAATTACAGCACCTACATTAGCTATCTTGAACGATGGTAACGATAGCCCCGAAACTGGCAATCGCGAAGCTATCTGGGACAGAAATACCGGTAATGTTGAAGTTGTCCCTGGTAGATTTACTCCTAGAATCCTTAAGCCTGGTCAAGAGGTTTTAAATGCTACTGAAACAGCTATGCTTGGTTACACAACGCCTCAGCATTTTGCTACTGGTACTGGTGCATTAAAGGAACTCTACCAAATTGCAAAACACAATTGGGAGCACCCACAGAAAACCGGACAAGCTCTCTTTAATGCTGTAACTGGCTTAACTGGTGCAATTAATCAGTTAGCCCAGGGAGCAAGAACAAAGGGTGAAAATCAAGGCGTTAAGTGGTGGTCTCAACTTTGGAAGATGGTTGAGGACAAGGTTAACGATGGCAGTTTAGGCCCAGCTAAAGGTTTACTTAAAGCAGTTGAAAAACTAGGTGAAGGTAAGCCTTACGTATGGGGCGGTTATGGTGTGGATGCTAAAGGATTTGACTGTTCGGGCTTAGTTTCAACCGCATTAGAGAAATACTTTAATAGTGGCTGGGGGCACTTGGATGTTGCAGGTCTTTGGAAACATGCAACTAGAATCCCTAAATCAGAAGCTAAGCCAGGCGATCCTGTCTTTTGGCTCCCAGATGGACACGTTGGTGTTTATGCTGGGCACAACAAATACTATTCTGCATTTGGCCCTGATATTGGTATGCACTCAATATTCGGACAAGATCCAGGCACAGAAGGGCCTGCATTTGGTAGATTTAAAGGAATCAACACGGAAGGATCTAAGTCAGAAGACGAGCCTTCTGTTAAAGCCAATAACCACTTGCAGAAGTTAATTAAAGCCCAAGTAGGCAAAGGCTTCTGGAAGACAATTGATAAGATTCAAGAAAAATATGGGCCTAAAGATGAAGGTGGCGTTGCTGGAAAGCCTTACGGTGACCATACCCACTGGATGAAGCAAGCTCATATTCCTAGAAGTGACTGGGCTGGACTTAACTATATTGTCAGTGCGGAATCTGGCTGGAATCCTAAAGCACGTAATCCGTCTAGTGGCACCTATGGTTTAGGCCAAATGCAAAGCTACAACTTGCATTACTACACAAAGCATGGTGGCCAAAGCAATCCTATCGCACAGTTAATGGGTATTATTGATTACATTCATGATCGTTATGGTTCAGTTGCTAATGCTGTAAGATTTAGAAAAGCTCATAACTGGTATGCGCGTGGCGGAATAGTTAGCCACCCACAAACTGCAGTAGTTGGTGAAGGCAATGCACCAGAATCAATTATTCCTTGGGATCCAGCTTATAGAGGTCGTGCACTTGCAATTATGCAAGCTACCCTTGATCATTTCATGGCGCAGGACGGTAAATCTCAAAGGTACCAAAATCAAGCACAACAAGCCGTTGATTTATCTAAGACTAATGCTGAAATTGAAGCAATCAATGAAAAATTTGATGCAGCACTTGCTCAATTAGGCATCCTGACTAGCAAGAATGAAGTTATCCAACTCACCAATACGCTTGATAAGCGTGTAATTGGCGAAGCAATGTACGCTGTTACTAAGAATAAACTACAGCGTGATGTAAGAAATGAGGCGTACAGAATCAGTGGACACCATTAATCAAGACACATATCGTGTCGGCAGAATTGATTACCACAGCCGGAGTTCAACCGACTTCGGTATGAAAATTTTATTTCCAACGTTTAATCCGCCAGCACCAACACCTAGTAAGCAGGCGTTAACAATTCCAGGTGCTAACGGTGATTATTCAGACGGTGCACACACTTATGGCGCAGTTGATGTGCAAGTAGGTGTGGTTATTCGCATTCCTAAAAGATATAAGGAATATGGCTGGTTTGAAGGCTGGTCTCTTTTAAAGAGCGATATTACTAATTGGCTATATGGTGATCCGGGTTGGCTCAAATTCGAGCTTGATCCGGATTACTTGTATAGCGCAGAAGTTATGTCAGCACCGCAATTTACACCGGTAAATTCCGAAAGAATCAACGCTACAATCACATTTCATTTACAACCGTTTAAATTTGAAGCAGATAGCTTGAAATGGAAGCCTTTAGAGCTAGGAACCACGATAGCTTACAACAAAGAAAATACTAACGTGCGTCCTGATTGGCACATTAACGGCACAGGGAGTTTCTTACTGAAAGTTAATGGCGTGCCATATGAATTTGATGATTTAGACGGTGATATTTATTTGATAGGTGATGAAAGTAACGCATATATCGCAGATCCTGACAAAATCAATGCTGAGAACGAGCTTTTAAACACTCATTTGAGGTTAGCAAACAATGAAGCACCCGAATTGCTTTGTGTAGGCAACGGTGAGAACACTATCGAATTTGAAAAGATTGATGCTGACGCAACGTTAAACAAGTTTGAGTTTAAACCAAAGTACAGGAGGCTGATTTAATGGTTGATACAGCTACGACTGACACCGGCTATAGTACAGGAAACGTGGTAGAGCAAAGCCAATATCAAGACGTTATGCAATATCCAATGTTGCAAGAAAACGCCGTAGATGATGCAAGAACCAACGGCTTGGCTATGTTGTCTGACTACAAGTCATGTAAAACGACATGGTTAGCTTATCAAATTCCAACGCTACAGCTTATTTATCCTCGTGATGGTAAGTTTGTTAAGTTGCTTAAAACTCAAAGAATTGTTGTGGGTGATATTAATAGAATCCTGACACATCAAAAATTCCGAATTGTTGAAGTTTTGCATGATCAAGACCAAATTATTGTTAATGCCAATCACATTATTGGGGAATATCTTATTCATAATCCGGTAAAGGGCTCTAAATTACCAAAATTAAATTCAATTTCGCAACCTAATGCAACCGCATCTTGGACTTTAGGTATGATATTGAATAACTTGGTATATCAAGTGCCAGAACTTAACTTTGAATCCGATGTTGAGGACGTGCGGAACGTTAACATTGATGTTTCCAATACTGATGCTTTGAACTTAATTCTTGACCCAGACCAACAAGGAGATCAACCTGCTAACAGTGTTTTGGCACAGTTTGGCGGTCAATTTATCTTTGATGGCACAACTATCTATCATCGCAAAAAAGCCGGTGTAGATCGCAACATCTGGGTACGGTATGGTTCTGATGTTACAACTTATAGTCAGGATAAAAGCATTAATGATACTTATGTAGCTATCTATCCGTTTGCTACGTATAATTCGGGACAAGAACAAGCAACCGAAAGCAATGTTGACTGGAATGCTCTGATTGCTAAAACTAACTGGACATCTATTGGTTCTGTTACTTACAACGCAGGTGGCTCTATTGATGTCTACGACTCGCCCGTTAAAGGCCAACATGCTATACGTAAAATCAATGTTGGTGATCAAATTAAATTAGGCCCAGCTTTAAATAACGGTACAATGCTGACAAGCTTGACAGGTACACAGGTGCAAGTAACTACTGTTAACGGCGATGCTTGGTATCCTATTGCACCTGAAAGCGGAGGTGGTTGGGTTGAGTCTGCTTGGATAAATTTCAGCAAAAACGGCGATTACATCGTTAACAATGCTACCGGTCATGTGACTATTGATGCTAAAAGCGGTCAATCTCTTACTCGCTATCCGGTTTCTGGGTATGCTACGGTTACTTATAGTAAAAGCCCTGGTTTAATTCATGCGTACTATGCACCAGATCAAGGCCCGGATCACTATAGAAGAACTGGCAAAACATACAAGAATGGTGAACGTGTGCATTATGACTACTACGCACTTGATGAAAATGGTAAACCTTGGTATAGAATTGGCCCTAATAAATGGCTGTATGGTGAACACTTATCAGTTAACAAGGAACATGATGTGCAGACTTATCAAAGTCGTGGTCTTGGTTATGTTAAAAAAACAGCTAAAAAGTATGAGATTAACAAGAAAAAAGGCATCGTCAAGGTAGCAAAACATCATTTAAGCCTGACAGAAGCTAGAAAACAGCACAAGAAAAAAGGCCAGTACGTTTGGCGTGGTAAAGGCAAAAATCGGCATAAATTTTGGATGCATAATCCTGATTATCAAGTAGGTAAGCCCATCACTCACAAAGCAGGTTATTATCGTCTCGATTATGGACAAGTTGTTATTGCTGGTGTAACTTACTACAAGCTAAGCAATGGCTCTTATGTAAGGGCTTCTGATATTGATAAAAAAGCACGCAAGACTGAACTACCAACTAAGCCATCCAAAATAATCAGCCAAAACGCTGACCAACGAGGCAAGATTGAGATGTACAGCGCACCAAGTAAAGGTGCTGCTATCAATTGGTCAATTCCTGACGGTCAAAGTTTCGACATTGACCACACTGCAGAAGGCGCAGACGGTAAAACCTGGTATGAGGTAACTTACGAAGGTCACACGGGCTGGATTCCGGCAGATAGCACTTCTACAAGTGCGGCAACTGATATGGAACCAACCATCAGTGACAATGACAATCCTTATGGCGAGGACGACACAAAGAATGTCAACGTTGATGAACAGTCAGTATTGGTTGAACTTGATGATAGCTTTGATAACGTGCTAAACGGCGCTTTATTTGCTGACGGTATGCAAACAGTTGAAAGCCCACACATCCTGCGCTTGGACTTATCAGCACATATCCACCATAACGATCAAGACCAGTCAGGTTTACAGCCTGACGGTACTTGGGTGGCTACGGAAGATGATAAGCAACAGCTCTATCAAGCCGCTGTTTCGGCTCTTAAGGAGTATAATATTGGCGTTTTTCCAATCACTATGAACGTGGAGTACGCAAAACTAAGAGGCGATAGAAAAGATCTTTTGGCTTTGAATATGTATGACACTGTTAATGTGGACTTCACACAATTTGATACCGTCCAAAAAGGACAAGTAACTGGAACGGTATGGAATATGGCTGGCGAAGAGTCTAGCTATGAATCTGTAACCATTGGTGAACCACCTAAAACATTTGCTCACACGCTTTTAGATCAAGCCAAGCAAGACACTTCTAATGCAATTACAGCAAGTGAGGGACGTACTCACGGCCTTTTGTCTGAGTATAATCAATTGCTACAACAGGAAGGGTCTAGCCGAATGGCACACGAGCGTGAAATGATGAAAAATTTAGGGCTTGTGCAAGAAATAACTAAAAAAATGGCGAAAAAATCGACAATCAGTTGGTTACCTTCAAGGAATTTGAAGAACGTATGAACAGCATTAGTGCTACCGCAGATGAGATCAAAAGCTGGACGCTCAGTCCAGGTAGCGGCGTAATCCAAGCCTATCCTAACTGGCAAGCGCCAACCGAACTTACAGCCTATAACAGCAATACTGGTACTAAGATGGCTTTTACTGGCAACGGATTGATATTCTACGATGCTGGTGGTGAACAAATGCTACGTTCAGGAATGGATTCTAATGGCCAGATTTATGCTGATGCCATTAAAGCTGGCACAATCGAAGCCGTTAATATCAAATCCTGTTTAGTAGAATCTGCTTTAACCATCGGTTCTGAAAAGGGCTCTATGAATATCTATATAGGTACTAAAAATCCCAGTAGTTCTCTTAATCCTGTAAACGGTGGAAATGTTATATGGGCTATGTCAGACAACTATCAGTCAATGTTTAGTTCAGGACAGATTGCACTCCAAGGCAGTGGCTCTACAACTAGAATCCATCCATCCGTAATTACGGTTGGTGATGATGATAATCAAGTGCTAACGCAGAAAAATTTTGCCGGTCATGCTTACAAGAGAATTAAATCATGGGTAGCGCTTTGGATTGCTGATTGGATTACTATTAACGGGAAAAAACACTATATTTGGAAAGGCAAAGATGACGGAGCTGACATGGGCAAACTTAGAGATTTAAAGGGACAAGGTACACAAGATTACACTTATAATCCTGGTGACGATACAGACTATGGTGATGATGAAGCTGTGCCTTCAAATGGTATTGATATTGGTGATTCTGAACAATCTAGTGGTGGATCAGTTGAAATGTATACTGGCCCAATTCAGACTTCTGTTCCTACTCCTGCTCCACTAATTACGCATGAGACAAGCTCTGAATTAGGCATGCTTACCTTTACTGAAGCATATGCTCTAGGCTTAGGGCCTCTGTCGGGCGACTATCCTGAAGCTTTAGGTATGATTAAGGGTGGCTATATATTAATGCTTTATACTCCAACGGGTAAAAAACATTGGTATAATATGTCAACTATGTAAGGAGATATAAATGGACGAAAGCACATCACAAGTTGAATATACTGTTGCAGGCAACATGGGCAATATGATTGGTCAACTAAGCTTGCAAATTGCTCAGCTACAAACTGTAGTACAACAAAAAAATGCAGAAATAGAAAAGAACCAAAACATTATCGCAGAACTACAACAACAAATTAAAGGATTGAGAGGTGAGAAAGTTGCACGATCAACTAACACTGCAGATAAACAAGGTAAACATTAGCGTTGATCGTGACCGGTTGAAATACGATCAAAACGAACGAGGAAAAATCGTTGACGTTACAGTCTTAGATAATGACGGACTAACAGCGTATGACTTAACAGGCAAGAGCATACGCTTTTTTGATTTAAAGCAAGGTACACCGCCTAAAATTATTTCAGATGATGGTTCTACCCCTACAGGCGGAAAATTCATTAGAACACCTGAAAATGACAGATTAGGCAAGTTTAGCTATCAATTCCAAGAATATACTTATCAGCGAAGTGGTGAAGCACATTTTGAGTTTTACACTGATAAAGACCATGTCGATGTTACTAGCCATTTTGCAATTGACATCATCGCAGAAGGTCAGATAGCACCGGACAACTCTAGCTATGTATCAAGCATGGCAGAACTAATTGATCAATTAAAAGCCGCTACTGACCATGCTAGTGATAGTATCGGTGCTTTGACTACTGTTAGTGACACAGCTAAAAAGGCCGCTAATGATGCTATCCAAGCAATGAAAGATCAAGTGGTGGCTTATGCTAAACAGGTTACTGACGCACAAGCCAGTTGGACTGCTCAAAGCAAGAAAATCAATGATGATGCCGCTAATCAATTAGCCAACTTAAAAACTAAAGATCAAAATGAAATAGCCACAGCCATTAAATCAATTGCTGATCAACGAGATGCGGCTATTTCTGACTTAAACAAAAAAGCACAGGATCAACTTGGTTCTATTCAATCCGACTACAATGCTTGGAAGAGCAAGACTGTAGCAGATTTCAATGCTACGATTGATTCAATCAAGAGGTCAATTGAGAAGAACACAGCTGACACAGATGCAGTTGCTAAATCGGTTCAAAGCGCAACTGCTCAAATGAACAATTTGAAGCAAAACTTTGACAAGATTGATTTTACTCTTTACGCCCACAAGGACGACCTAACTGAGGGATACGTTGAGCTTCCCGTTGAAGGCAGTGAAAGACAACAGTTACAGGGCCATGATGGCAAAGCACTATCATTTAAAAAGCCTTTTATTGATTATGATGCAACTTTATCAAAGCAAGGTGCGGCGGCTGATGCGTATGCAGTCGGTCGAAGAATCAGTGATCTTGATACAGGTTTAACGCAACTTAATCAGGAAATATATAAGACTTTTGATACTAAGGAAAATGCACAAGATCTTAAAAATGGAATCTTAGCCAATGCTGACGCTAACAATCGACAAGATGGGCAAATTAATGGTCTGATAACCAGAGCCAACGAGATTGAGTCGGGTGTAATTAACAATACTCGTACTATTAGGATTTTAAACCATGATAGTAAGAGTTTAGCTACTCATGCTAATGCAGCCATTACGGCTCGAACGGAGTATATCAAAACTGATAGTACTTTATC